GTTAATGTAAATAATTCAATTATTGCTGAAGGATTGATCTTTTGTAGATCAGTAATAATAGGAGCAGTACTCATGGTTCAAATACTTCTCTAAATGTTGTTTGAATCGTTGCCCTATTGTTATAAGGTATAGATTTAGACCATCCTTCGCAAACAAATTTCTGTGCAGTAGATTCTCCAGGTGCAGTAAAATCAAAGCTATCACTATCGTTTGCACGGGCATCAAGAAAGGTTTCTATAGTATCTGCGTCTGTTTCTGATACATTAAAAGTAAAATTATAAACTTTTGGATTTTGATGTTCTGCCAATCCAAATAATATTCTGTGTTCAAATCCATCAGCAAAACTAATAGTTCTGGTATTTGGTGCGGATTTTTTTTGTTGCCCATAAACAGGCTTGATCGAGGGAAACGTAGCCATTATGCAAGCATACCTCCTGGTCGTTTTTGTTTAATTAATTCTGATTGTATAGCAACTGAAATCATCCGACCAAGTTCTCTACCTTGTTCTTCATTTCCTTCAACAGAAGAGCCAGAAGCATCTACATTTACAACTATATTTGTTGAACCACCAAGCATTTCATTAGGTGTAATCATTCCTGATACACCTGGACTAAATAATTCTGGTCCACGTTCTCCAACAATATAACTACTACCAGCTTTTACTGGACCACCATTTGCTTTAAAAGTTTCCGATGTAATTGTACTTGGATCAGTTGCTCCTCGATTAAACCCTGTAAAAACATCAGTTTCACCACCACCACCACTACCACCTATAAGGTTTAATCCTATTCCTAATATTTTCATTTGTATGTGTTTAGCAATTATCTGTGCAGCCATATCTAAAAACGCATCTGCTGTTCTTTGAAATAGATTTCTTAAAGCGTCTTGTGCTGTCATTGATCCTTTTACTATTCCTTTAAACGATTCTCCAAAAGCACTTCCTATAGTATCTGCTGTAGTTGTAACCATATAACCTACACTCATTAACTTTCTTAGTTCTGCTGATACTGAATCTATTGCAGATGGGATACTATAACTCATTCCCTCTACTTGAAGATTTAAGTCTGAGATTAAGTCTTGAAGTTCTGGTAGCTTATCAAACAATTTCTCATAATATTTTGTAATTTCTGCTGCTGCTATTTCTGCGTTTTCTGCTGAAGTATTAAATATATCAGGAAATGCTTTCTCAACCAGATCTTCAACAGCTTGTAATTCTTTTTTAAGTTTATCTTTTTGAAATATTCCCTTAAAAGATTTTTCAATTGCTGCTGCAGGATTAAAACCTGATGTAAGAAGAAATATTTTATAATATTGTTTTATAAAATCTAACATTTTATCTTGATTTGAAATTTGTCTTGCTTCTGCCAATTCTCTTTTATAATTTTCTTCTAAAATCAAACGATTAACTTTTAACTGCATATCTTTAAAACTTGTTATTTTAGCTTCCCTCAATAATTGAATTTGTTGTTCAATATTTAAACCATTTTGTTCGTCTAATATTGCTGTCATAAGCGTTTTAGTATCACGCATAGCAGCTAAATTTTTAAAAGTTTGAGGATTATCACCAAATATAAAAGCAGCAGCTTCACCTGCTTCTCCATATCGTGCAAACGCAGAAGCAATACCAAGAACTTCATCTTTCGTCATTTTTGTTGTTTTTCTCAAGTTATTAAAACTTTCTCTTGTAAAACCAGCAGAATTTCCAGCATTTATAAATGATCTACTAATTTTTGACAAAGATCTATCTAATTTGTCTTGTTCATCAATAAACTGTCCAACCGCCGTTCCAAGAATAGATAACGCAAAACCAAACTGACCACCAATAAGACCACCTGCTGCACCACCAACTGCACCACCAACTGCTGCTGTACCTGATTGCCCAAACAATAATGGAAAAGCTCCACCAATAGCTGCACTAGATATAGCTCCTCCGATTCTTTTATTTTTTTCTTTTTTAGCTGTTGCATCTTTTGCTTTCGCTAATTGTTTTTCAAGTTCTACTTCAGCTTTCGTAAGAGAAATACCTTTCTGTTGTGCAATTCTTTGTATACTTAATGCACGATCTCTTACTTTTAATTCTTTATTATATGTTTCTTCGACTTTGACTACGTTTTCTACTGCTTGATTAAATTCTTCAGTTCCTATTGCTGCTTTATCTAAAGCATCTCTAGCGTCTGTAACTGCTTTTGATAAATTTTTAAAATTTCTAACGATAGGAGCACCTGCAGTACCAGCTTGTGCTTTTCTATTAATAAAATTTATATTTTCTCTTAATTGCTCTGTTTTTTTATTGACACGATCTAATTCTTTTGCACCAGCAACAGCTATTTTTATTGATACATCATAATTAGCCACTTGATATAAAAATTAAAACATTTTCTCTATCTTACCTCTTTTTACCTCGTAAAGCACTAGATCGTTGTGCTTGTTCTTGTTGTTTTTTTAATTCTTCATGTTCAATTTCTGCATAAGCAGCCCAACCTATCATTTCTTCTACAGTTAAAGTTTCTGAAAGTTCAGCAACAGTTTTTCCTAATTCTTTTGCTAATGAAAATATAAATTGCCAATCATTATTAGCTTTTTAATTCGGCTTTAGCCTCTTCAACTCCTCTGGTTTGTCCAGCTTCAATCATGGCTAATTGTATTTCTTGTAATATATTTGCTTCGACTTCTCTTCTTAATGAAGCCTTATCTCCATCTTGGAAAAGCCTTGCACCATCTTTATCTAATGATTTTTGAATCATAAGAGCCAATGCAAAATCATTTGGATCATTAGTATCTGATTTTTTAGTGATTGATTCTCTCTCTGCGAGAGTTAAAGGATGCCAATAAACAGAAAGAATAACCTCATTATTTTTAATTACATCGTGTTTATAAAGTTGAGAAACTCCAAACTTGTTTTTTAAAAGATCAACTGCTCTTGTCATGTTAATATGTAGCTATTATTAGTATACTAAGCGTTTGCGGTAAATTGGCAAGATATTAAGCCTAAGAAATGTGAAGAATCTTCTAATGCAATCGGTGTAACTCCTACAACGTCAAGAACTCTTGGAGTACAGCTAAAAGTATCAGTATAGTTTGAAGCATTAACAGAAGTAAGTCCATCAATAACAGCTTCTCCTAGTGCAGATAAAGTTGCACTACCTTTTCCTCTTGGCACATAAATATTACATTGAATAACACCAGAATAAAAATCTTGTGATGCACCTTGAGTCTGTGTTGTAGCTTGTGAAAAATCTATAGACATAACAATGTATTTTTTACTTTTTCCTGGTGTCTTATAAACCATATTGTCATAAACCATTTCAACAGTATTATCTGCTGCTGCAACTGCATCTGTTACTGCTTTTTCAAAAGCTGCTCTTGTATTTACTAATGTCATTGTTCGTAAGGATTAGTGTAATCAACAAATACTCTCTTAGGATCAGCAAACTGTCCAATACCTTTACCACCTTTATATCCTCTTGTTGCAACTTTTACTTTTGGTTTTTCTTTAAATGTTTGCCGTACTTTGTCTTTTAATTTACCTTGAACATAGCTCTGAACAGTTCCTTCTTCTAAAGCAAAAGCAGCATATTTAGCTCTATTTCCAATAAATACAGTTGAAAAAGGTTTAAAATTATATTTAATATCATTAATAAAACGTGGCTCAATAGTATATCCAACTGCTCTACCACCTTTTCTATCTGCTTTTAAATTTTTCCAAGGGCCGTAATCTTCTCTTGGTTGATCTGCTCTAGGTCTTTGGGTACTAGCTGTCCAACTAGAAGCAAAAAATCCAGTATCTACAGGACTATTTGTTTTAGTTGATAACTCAGACAATGCTTGTCTTACAAATTCATTTAAATCTCTTTCTAAATTATCTTTTAAATCAGGAGTGATATCACCTAAATTATCTGATTTTGCCATTAGAACCTCACTAATAAAGTAAACAAATAAGTCTGTCCACCTTGTCTTGTATCTATATTAACTATCTGTCCTACTCTTGTAGATCCAGCATAAGTTAATGTA